GAAGCTTGGATCTGCTGGCTCATAGCTACCCGAGTAAGTTAGTTCTTCCGCAAGGTGATCAAACGTCCTGTAAAGGAGCGGTGTGATGTTCAGTCTAGGATCAGCCGCTAGGGGTTGATCCGGCGCAAGAGGATGCGGAGATTGCAACATCTGGTTTAATAATACCAGGAATTGTTGCATTGCAGACTGTGTTTGTCCGACCATTCTGAAAGGAAATCCTTTCAACATTTCGGCACGTTCAGACTCAGTCTTATCCGGGAATAAGTATTTAATAGCTTCTACGCTATTAACACCTACCTCCTGCATGTTCCTTACGACAATTGACTTTTGCTGCAAGTCAAAAGCAGTGTCTTCGTAGACATCGCCCATGAACCGATAGCTCACGGAACGATCTCCGTCCTCTGGCAGGCCGACAACACCCCGAGGAACTTTGTTTTCAGTGACTGCCGCTTTAATCAGTGTGTCGAGTTTTTCCTCGAATCTTCTTTGCGACTTTTGATATTTTTCGACAGATTCTTCAGTTGCTTCTTTGGGTGGTTTAGGTTCTTTTAGTCCAGCAGCCGCGATAAACGATTCCCGGAAAATTTCTTCTTGGTGGTAAATCATCATCTCTAAGAGACGACAAAATCCATACGTCAAGAAACTTTTATTCTTTCGAAGAGCCGTTGCCTGAGCACGACCCATCAAACCCTTAATTTCAGTTGCCGTGGCACCAGCAGAGATTGAAATTTCGTCAACGCCGCCTAAGGCAGTACGAATTTCTTCTCTTAAAAGAAGGGCATAGCGGTTCATGTCACCACTAATCGGGTCAGGCGTCATATAGCCCACACGATCAGACGGTTCGACGTTTGCGATGATCCGAGGAACACGCAAACCTCCGCCCATTGCACTTCCAAACGGCTCGCTTACACGAGTCGATGGAGTGTTTTGTCCTGCGAAACCGCTTTGAGAACTGATAGTCGGACGGAAAGTGCTACCAGCGTCCGCCGCTTCGACAAGATCGGAACGGGGACGACTCGAAATCAACGTAGGGTTACCAAAGAACTCGATGTTCTTAGCGATATTGGTGATCATGTCGTTATGAAGCACAATTTGCTCCATAAACGGATCGAAGTCGCCTTCTCCTTCTGTACCGCTTGAGTTCGGCTTGTTTAAAACTTCAACTGCAGGGACAAAACCCAGTGAGTTTGGGCGAGTTTTAGCAGGAGCTAAAACAGCTCCTGGCTCTAACTCAAAACTAAGCTCAGTGTCAGCTTCAACTTCACTAATTTCGTCAGCAGTAATCGACAGACGAACATATCGTTTGTTCTGCCCGTACGAATCTCCTGGTAAACCCAAAGAAGAATTCTTTACTTTGTAATCGTAGAGAATTACGACTTCGTCAATCTGACCGTTAATGTCGTGGTATACCCTGTACTGCTTCTTGTTAAAGAAATAAATTTGATACTTTAATTTTTGATCAGGTCTGAAGTAGAAAAGCCCACACCCGTCGATCAAAAAATTTCTGATAATCGCGGGAAACCTGATATCAAGCTTATTCAGCTCAATAACGTCTTTTAAAAAATTGGTTCTGCTTCTAAAAGTATCTTGGTCACAGTAAAACGACAGACCCTTCTTAATCATAAGAAGTGTCATTTGTTGGAGGTGACTAAGCACCACCATCGTTGCCGCTTGGTTCTGGCGACCTTGAGTGCGAGCAGCCTCAAGGATCTCCTCAAACTTGTTGCGGACTTCTGTAGAGGCTGCCATCTAAAAAATTACTTCTTTTCTTTGTAAGAACGAGCTTTTTCCTTGGCTCGCTTATGTTTTCCCATCTTAACCTCGTCACCGCTAGGAGCTTTCTTTTCCTCTCGGTCTTTTTCGAACTTGGCTAAGACCTCAGCAGGCATTTTATCAGCCATCGGGAAGTAGATATCGACGAACTCTTTCTATTCTAAGGGCTGCTTCAGGAAGTTTATCTAACGGATACGACGTAATTAAATGGTCTTGGCGACCAAGCATATCTGTGTTGCCCTCTTCAGGTTTGAACTCATCACAGAGCTTTTGTACTTCTGGTTTGTCCCAAATGTAATACTCTGCAATTGAGCTAAGTTTGCGTCTTCGCTTCTCCGCGTCACCCATCCAGCTAAGATGCCACCCAGCATCTCTATTACCTACATACCAATTGTTAGTTGTGGCGCGGAAGGACGACAGAGTCCCAAATTCTTTTAGCTGCCCCACAGTGCCTGCGGTTCCGCAACGCCAATCGAACTTTTCACCCGTGGGGGATTGAAGTTGTCGATCAGCCCTGCCGTAGTGCATCGACATGCTGAGGCGCACTGTCTTATCAGAGTGCTCAAGAACAGCTTCTTTAACTTCTTCTAGCTTTTCAGGGTTGGCGATCTCATCGCAGTCAGAGCAAATAAAGAAAGTATCTTCTGGGAGCTGAAACAGGCCCACGCTCAAAGCGTCTCTCTGCCCTCGTTCTCTGATCCAAGGGTCTGGAGCTTCCTCAACCGGAGGTAACTCAACATGGAGGACTTGGACTTTATCTTCGGGGATACCAAGCTCTCTAAGAGTATTAACGCAGCTAAATTCTTTAGGTTCGCCCCGGTGCGTACGATTCGCATCTGTAATCAAAAAACCGTCTACATGATCGTAGAGTGTTTCAATACGAAGTTCTAGCAGTTCCTTCTCGTTGAAGTAAGGAAAGCAATCGATTAACACAGAGCTTTGTTCTTAATATCAGTATGCTAACTCAATCGTCCGTTCCGACTACCTCCGCCATGCGGTCTTTTGATTTCTTAAGCAAGGAATTTTTTAAATCCTCTACTGATTCATCGACACCGGGATCAAACTGCTCGTCTTCCTGACGTGCCATAGGTTGATCTGGAGCGCCCGGCTCAGCGTTAATGTCAGCATCAACTTGATTGGCGAAAGACTCCTCTGAGCCTCTCTCCATCTCGCGCATTTTGTCAGCAGCGTCAATGGCTTTGCCGTACCGGCTGGAGAACATATCTCCGTATTGACTAAAGTTAGCCATCAGTACAAGACGATAACGCCGTTAACAGATCCTCCACTCAGTGTAACTGCGCCAAAAGGCAGCTCAGTATCACCAGCGATATTTTCAACGTGTAAAAACTGATTTTCACCCATATCGTTCAGACGAACATAAACATCATCCTTGCTAGCTGTACCTTTCGACTCAACAAAAAGTCCTCGGCAAGTAGGAAATGTCGTCTGCCCGTCAGAAGGAGCCCAAACAAAACCACTCGCATAAGGCAGTTGTGACTGCTGCCCGTATACAGAACCAAAAGCGCGAATGTCCATTAAAAATCCTTTTTGTCAGTCTAACTAACCTAGCTCAATTAACTTCTTCAGATACCACTCTGCTTTTTTCAGGTCTTGGGTTCCGTTCTTGTGTTTGAAACGCCAAAGATATTTAAAGCAAGAAAGGTAACAAAAGTTTTTTACCGCATCTTCTCCCGCAGCAGCCAGCATTGCGTCAATGCACTCAATACCACCTTGGTTGTAGTGAGAAGGGTGATCGACTTGTTCGTTCAACTGCATATCAGTAAGTGAACATGGTGTCGGTATCGATAATAGGCTGCTCTTTAGCCAAGGCAACTGAATATTTTTTATCAAGATGTTCTAGGAGCCCACACTCCGCAAGGGTTAGAGAATCGCCAGAGCGAACTAAAGGAACAACTCTTCTGTGTTCTTGCCAAGGAAGGAGGTTCTCAAACGCTGTACCCATAGATGAACGATCTGCGATCGGCCAATTGCGTTTGCCAGTCAGAGCGTGGCTCTTTTCAGGGTGCATGCTTTCACTTTTTATATACTCATCCGCTTGTTCCTGGTCGAGAATCATCATACCGTTGTACGGGTTACCAAGCGTTGTGAACCCAATAAACTCTGAGTCATTAGGTGTGAGTAAAAAATCACACTTATAAGGAACATCTCCCCAAACGGATTTTGTCTCTCCGTTTAAGCTCCATTTCCTGTAATTGTCAAACGGTATTTTCCGTCCTTTACATTTCTCAAAACGACAGAAACCTGGCTCGTAGTTAAACTGCTTTAGAAAATTTTTATATTTCAACCAGTACGAAAAATTCTGCTCAGTAAATTTCATATCGTCTTCGCTGTACATATAAAAGTCATAATTTTTTTCTTCAACTTGCTTTACAAAATATGGTTTATGCGCCCAGCAAAGACTAAATCCTGTGTAAAAAGAAGGTGCTACAGAAAACCCAATGCGATTTAACTTAATATGTGACGCAACAATCAGCGAAAACTCGTCTAAATCATGCCTATGGTTACTGTCGATATAAAAATCTACGTCGACTTTCAAAGGCAGAGTCGTATACCCTTTCAGAACTTCGAGAATCTGAGCGACTCTTGAAAGTGGATTGTGGGCTGTGACAGCTATGTAAATAGATTTCATCAGTACTCGATAGAATAATTTCCACGACGTTGAAGAAACGTCACAAGCCAGGTGTAAGCATCAAGCAAGTCATCGTGTGACGTAGCTCCAACGTTAATGAGCTGATCAATCAAAGCATCGAACTTGCGATACTTATTAAAAATCACTTTTTTATTTTCCAAAAGACCGAGGGTTCCTCTAAACCGTGCGACTTTGTCTCCTCTAAAACCTTTAACTTCGTGAATGTGGATGTTCCCTAAACCACGCTCGTTTAGCAGGACACGTCTGAGGTCTGCTGCAAGAGATGCTTGGTATGCAACTGCCTCAACAACCAAGGTAACTGTGGAATAAGTCGGAAAATACTGGTCATCTTGAAGTTCTAGGATTCCCCACTCGACGAGCATGTCGCAAAGCAAGTCGATCTTTTCTAAATTTCCGATTGATCTGACTTGGTGAGCGTCAATTATATAGAAGTTATCCTTGAGCCTTCCTCCTAATACAAACGCTGTGTAATCAGACGTTTCGTTCTTACTTGCAGAGAGATCTATACCTACAGCCAAAGAATCAAACTCAGTGACCACGTCTCCTTTAACGATCAGATCTGGCGAAAGCACCAGATCGGAAGTCATGACGGGCTGCTGTTGGTACTGGTAAGCGAAAGCAACAGGATCTAACTCTTTCTGACCAAGAAGATAATCGACTGACCATTGCTCAGGCCAATAGCTGACTGCCTCACCTTCCTTGTCGTAAGTAAGTGCTTCCTGTGCAACCTGCTTCCAGCCTTTTTCAGGGACAAACATAGTTTTATGAATGTCCAACGGGTGGAATCGAGTTCCCAAGCAGATTGATCTGCCGCCCTCAAAGACAATAGGAGCGATAACTGAAGACCAGTTACTGTTCATCTCCTCCCTAATCGCAGGGTTCTTAATGTCAGAACTAGATTTAATAGGGTCATCCACGATGACCAGGTGAGCACGCTTAGACGTAATCGAACCTCGAAGACCAGCAGCCCTCAAAGTAAATTCTTCGTCACCGACTCGGTCGATCCCTGCGCAATCGATCGTGACTGGGAAAC